TGGATGTGTAAGCGCAGTGGCGATGGAGGCTGATCCAGATGCCACCCTCGTATGGGGTGAGGTTGATGTTGCTGTACTCGGCGCCTTTGATTGAGTAGTCCATTTGACTGTCCTGTAGTTGATGAGGCGTTCAGTGTATCACAGAAAATATTTGTTGTGCAAATCTTTTTTTCATGTATTATTCGTGTCATCAACAACAGAGGTGCAAAATGGATAGCAAAGAAAAAACCTTAGAGCAGGCCCGAAAAGCGCTACTGGCGCTCACATGGCGAATGTTTGGCTTTATGAGTCAGGAAGAGCTGTTTAAAAGTTCTGAGATGCGCGCAGCGCACGCGGCAATCATGGCGATTAATCGAGAGTTGGAAGATGCTAGAGCGCCAGATTGAAGCCCACCTCACCAAGCGCGTCAAAGAGCTAGGCGGTCGGGCGTACAAATTCACCAGCCCTGCGCATCGCGGCGTGGCCGACCGGATCGTGTGCCTGCCCAACGGCCAGACATGGTTCGTTGAGGTCAAGACCGAGGGCGGCAGGCTGTCCGAGTTGCAGAAGGTCTTCGCCAGTGACATGGCCAAGATGAACCAAAGGTATGTGTGTCTGTGGAACAAAGATCAAATAGACGGGTGGCTTATGGAAGTGACAAAATGATTCACTATCACGGGTTACCGATTACACCTCAGACTAGCGCCGTTAGTGCGGTGGGCGGTGGGCACGCATTTGTATCGTTTGCACACCCAGGTCAATTAGGTGTTGCGATAGAAATTTGCCAATCATTTGCAATTGATAACGGCGCGTTCCCCGCGTGGAAAAACGGTCGCCCTATCCAAGATTGGCAACCGTTTTATGCTTGGGCGCATGATTGTCGGCTTACGCCTAATTGTGACTTTGCCGTAATTCCAGATGTGATTGATGGTGATGAAGCCGCCAATGACGCGCTATTAGACGAATGGCCATTAGGCGCTGTGTTTGGCGCGCCCGTCTGGCACATGCACGAGTCACTGGATCGGCTTGAGCGTTTGGCAACAACCTACCCTCGCGTGTGCATTGGCAGCAGCGGTCAATACGCAACTGTTGGAAACGCTGAGTGGTGGGCGCGCATTGATCAAACAATGCGTGTTGTGTGCGATTCAAAAGGCCGACCATTAGTCAAATTGCACGGCCTGCGGATGCTTAACCCTAAAGTTTTTTCGCGGTTACCGTTCACCAGCGCCGACTCCACCAACATTGCGCGCAACGTCAACATTGACAAACACTGGGCAAAAGGTAATTACCTTCCACCCACTAAAGAAGCACGAGCGCAAGTTATGCGCCAGCGCATTGAAGCCTTTAATTCACCCGCAACGTACAACTTCAAGGAGTTAACATGAACCTTTCTTTTGCGATTGCTATTTACGCCGCCGCTATGACACTGGCTAATTTGAGTGTCGCAACTTTTGGCCCCGCCATTTCACCTATCAATTCATTTGTTTTGATTGGGTTAGATTTGGCGTTACGTGACTGGCTACATGTGCGACTAAAAGTTTGGCAGATGGGCGCGCTCATCGCAGCAACTGGCGCGCTGACCTATCTGCTTAACCCCGCCGCTGGCCAGATTGCCGTTGCATCGGCATGTGCGTTTACCGCAGCGGCTCTTGTCGATTGGGGTACGTTTGCGCGGTTACGTGGATCATGGATGTTTCGCGCTAACGGCTCCAACGTGGCGGGTGCTGCGGTTGACAGTCTGTTGTTTCCCACAATTGCATTTGGCGTGTTAATGCCGCACATTGTTGCCATGCAATTTGTAGCCAAAATTGCGGGCGGTGCTTTATGGGCGTGGTTGATTGGGCGCAAAACGGCATGAAACTGCGTGACTATCAAGAGACAGCGGCTGATTTCTTGTACGAGCACGACCGCGCCATGATCTTGGCTCCGGTTGGTGCTGGCAAGACGGCCATCACGCTGACGGCCATGCAGGACGTGCTGATCGACGGCTACGCCATACACTTCCTTGTGCTCGCACCCAAGCGCGTCTGCACCGACGTGTGGCCAGTCGAGCAGCCCAAGTGGGCACCCGGCTGCACTCTGGCCGTGGCCGTGGGCACGCCTACCCAGCGTAAAGCGGCACTTAACAGCGGCGCTCAGATCATCGTCAGCAACTACGACAACATTCAGTGGCTCGCCGAGCAGAACTTAGGCCACATCGACGCCATCGTGTTTGACGAGCTGACTAAGCTGAAGAACCCCTCGGGCGCACGCTTCAAGGCGCTGAACAAAGTCATCGGCGATATCAGCATCCGTTGGGGCTTGACTGGTTCGTTTACCAGCAACGGCCTTGAGGACGTGTTTGGCCAGTGCAAGATCGTGGACCAGACGCTGCTGGGCCGGGCCAAGGGCGCGTTCATGCAGCAATACTTCACGCTCGTCAACAAGGATTTCGGCGACTGGCAGCCCCGCAAAGGCTCGCTGGAACTGGTCATGCAGCGCATCAAGCCTGCGACGTTCGTGTTGGAGCCCGGCGAGTACAAGGACAAGCTGCCGCCCCTGCACACCGTGGAGGTGAACTGCAAGATGGACATGACGGGCTACAACAAGATGAAGAAGGACTTCGTGCTGGACGACGTGGTGGCGGTCAACGCTGCTGTCGTCACGCAGAAGCTCCAGCAGATGTCGTCTGGTTTCCTGTACTCCGACAACGGCCCGATCTGGCTGTCGTCACACAAGTTTGATCGCCTTGAAGAACTGCTTGACGAAAATCAACATGCCAACACCCTACTGGTTTACCAATACCAAGAAGAACTCGCTGAACTCAAGCGACGGTTTAAGCACCTCACGACGCTCGACGATGACGGCGCTATCGAACGATGGAACCGAGGCGAGGTCAGGCTGTTGGCCGTCCACCCCAAATCGGCAGGCCACGGCCTCAACCTCCAGCACGGAGGCTGTCATGTGGTGTTTCTGTCACTGCCGTGGAGTTTGGAGTTATACGAACAGACCCTTGGTCGTCTGCACCGTTCAGGCCAAAAGAACCCTGTGTGGTGTTACGTCATGCTGACCGACGGCACTGTCGATCACAAAATCTGGGCGGCGCTGCACGACAAGCTATCCCTTTCTCAAATCGCCTTGGAGGCACTCAAATGAAACGAATCGACCAATGGAAAGCCAAACTGCGGGCGGCTAAGTCTGAGCTGCGGCACAAGACGCGGCAACTCAACGCAGCGCAGCGCTCGCACGACCGCACGACCAAACTAATTGACCAACTGGAAGGAAAAATAAATGTACACATGGCGAAGTCTTAATGACGTGCTGGCCTCGCTGCCAGAGCCCGACGTGAAAGCGCTGCTGGACGCGGAGATGGCTGGCCCTCGCCGCGTCAAGATCATTGAGCGCCTGCACCAGCGTTACAACACGCTGCGCGTGGCCAGAGAGAGAGCCGAGCTGCTGACGCTGGCCACCAAATCATGAACAGGTTTGCGGCGTGGGAAGCGCACAACCTGGCCAAGTTTGCCCAAGACGCCGCCAAGCGGTTGTCTGAGCAAGACGAGCTGATCGAGAGTCTGCAAGCAGACTTGAAAGCAGCAATCCGTGCCTATCGGCACTTAGTAATCGAAGGAGCAAATGATGATCTATCCATCCGTACCGAACAAAGAATTCAAGTGGAGCAGCGGGGCTGACGTTCAGGCCACCTGGCGCAAGTGGGGCTGGACCCCACCCTCAGAGAAGATGACACCGCCGCCGCCAGAAAAACAAGTGACATTTGAAAAAGTCAGGAGATTCAAATGAAAGAAGCATTGAAGCTCGCATTGGAGGCGTTGGAAGCTGCAACACGATACGGCGCTGGGGGATTTGAGGATGCAAAAGACGCCCTGCGAGAAGCACAGGCTGCACAGCCAGCCGTGCCCGATGCTTTTGGCACGCGAGAGGGTGAGCATCCCCAATACATCCAAGGCTGGAACGACTGTCGTGCAGAGATGCTAAGAGGCAAGTCATGACCGCCAAACTCTACCGCATCCCCGTGGTCACACTGGCGCTGACCGAGGCCCAAGTCGCAGCAATCACAGAGCCTGCGCTTGCGGCCCTGCGCAAAGAGCATGAGCGCATCCTAAAGCGTGAGGCTAGGAAGCTGGACAAGGCGCTCGCAGCGGCAAAGGAAGCTGCTGCTGACTACCAACGCACCCGCGCACTGGCACTCAAAGCCCAGGGCGAGATCAGAGAACTGAAACACAAACTGAGGGAGTTCCAATGAACTGCTGCGATGATTTTGGAGACTGCAACCAAGGCCGCAACTGCCCGGTGCGTGTGGCTAAGTACAAACCCGTGATGCGAGCCGCTGACCCGCTGCCGCCAAGCATCTGGCGCCAGCAGCTTCGCTACTTGGCCGAATGGGTGCTACTTAGCCTTGTCGGCGTGTTGTGGATAGCTTTTTTGTTGTTGCTATTTTGGAGCGTAACCAAATGAACCCGTTTGACTGGAAGAAAGACCCGCGCCCGAGCATCTTTATGAAAGATGTTTCTTACCGCGCCAAAGGCGTACCCGCCAGCACTGACTACAAGGCGTTTGGCATTTACAGCCGGGCCAAGCCAAGCGTCAAGCCGCAACTCAATAAGCACGAATTGCCTAAAGGGCGGCTCTGACGCTTACTCTTGTGGCTCTTGAACAGCGCCGCGCGCAGCGCCTGTTGTTGCATCTTGCACAGCATCGGCCACCCACTGGACGCCGTACTTGCGGCCAACGTCGATGGCGTCTTGAATCTTCTTCTGGTCAAACCCTGCTGCGCGGGGTTGGACAGCCTGGAAGACCTTGATGGCGTCGCTCGGGTTGAGCAGCAGCTCTTTGAGCCGCGCTTCGGTGGCCTCAGACGCCTTCTTAGCCCAGAACTTGCTGAACGTAGATGTAACCGCGTATACAACCCCTGACACAGGGTTGTAGATGCGCGACAGCACTTGCTCAGGAGGCAAACCTGTCATCATCTCAAAACCCGTTTTTGGCAATGTTTCACCTCGGAACGGCACGTTGGTGATGTCCTTGGTCAGACGGTCTGTCACGGTCACAAAGTCCTGCACCTTTTTAGAGTAGGTCGGGCCAAACACGCGGTTGAACACCGCCGCGTTATTGCGGTCTGACAGCGCGGCGATGGGGTCTTTGGAAGACACCAGGTCGTCCAGCATGAACGACCGCACAGCGTTGACGGAATCCTTGTTTGCGCCGTACTGCTGCATGAACTTGTTGGTGAACTTGATGTCACCGTACATTTTGTTGACCAAATCCTGCGGGCTGCCCATGCCTTGGGCGCTGATGATCTGGTCGCCAGCCACACGCTGGAACTCGGCGTTCAGGCGGCTGCGCTGGGCGATCAACTGCTGCACGTCTTGCGTTGCGCCTTGCAACTCATCGCGCAGGCCAGGCACCATCGACACGCCACCTTCGTTCTTCTTGAGCCACTTGGCCGCCGCCTTGGGGTCCAAGACGTCGTTTTTGAGCGCGGCGTTGGTGAAGCTGTCCAGAAAGGCCGAGCGAACCAATTGCGTGCCCTCTGGCCCGACGGCGTTGACGAACTCAGTGACGTTGGACTTGTTGCCGATGATGGCAGGCGCGATCTGCTCCACGAACTTCTTACGGTCCACAGCCGCCAAGGTAGCCGCGTCAAACGGCAAACCGACCTTTTGCAGATACGCCTTGTCGGCGTTTCGGTAAGCGGTAACAAAGTCAGGGTCGAGGTTGTCGATGTGACCGCCGACACGCGCCTTTAACTCAGACAGCAGCCGGATGTCGGTCGGCACGTCGGTCTTGCTCAACTGGCGGTTGATTTCACGCTTGAGCGAGTCCAAGTCTTCAATCGTGGCCGAGCTGAACTCTTTGCCGCCTGGCGTCATCGGTACGCCTTCGGCGGTCAAGATGGCGCTTGGCTCGGTAGCCGTAGGCTTGAACCGGGACTGAACCCGGCTGTAAATGGATGGAAACGTCTTGAACACGTCAGACGCACGCTCGCCAGCCACGAAGTTGAAGATGTCGTCCACCGATCCGGCAGGCAGTTCCACATTCTTGGCTTTGGCGATGTCAAACGCTTCGGTGTAAAGCGGCTTGACCTGAGCGTAGGCCGCTTTTTCTTTCTGCGCAACCAGGTTGGACACGCGCTGGCCAAACACGTTGGGGTCCACCGACTGGCTCTTGTAGGCGTCAGCGATCTGCTCGTCCAACGAGCGAACGCGGCGAGCCTGCGCCTTGGCCAAGTCAGGGCCCGTCGCCGTGACGACAGCCTTGGTTGGGTCGCCGAACAGGCGAATCTGGTTTTGCAGCAGCGCAGACTTGGCCGCTTCGTACTGGTTGCCGTACTGAGCACGGAACACAGGGTCACGCGACGACAGGTTCTGAATGAAGTTGTTGATCACTGGGTTGTCGGCCAGCAAGGCAGACACAGGCATCTGCACCGCAGCGCCGCCAGGCGCTTTGAGGGATACGCTCTCTTGCGCCTTGGCAGCGTCAGTCAGCGTCTTCATGAAGTTGGGGTCAGCAGCGCCTGCTGCGATGAAGATGTTGCTGATGCGGTTGTCCACATCTTTGAGCAGTTCATCCTCGGGGACCGTGCCGCGCACTTTGTCCCACTGGCCCTTGACGACGTCAAAACCTTTGCCAGCCA